ATTCTAGATAATACCTGTTGTAACTTTAAGTGTGTTAACTGTATCATATCAGCAAAACCAGTTATTCTACTTACAAGCGACTCTATACGTCCTTCGTACATACGAGGCGCAACCATAGCATAATTCATTTTTACTTTAGTATAATCACTTTTAGGTCGCATCATATTACTAGCCATCTCCCATTTAAGAAGCTTATTTGTACCTAGTATTAAAGCTCCTTCATATAAGGTTTCTATAGATCTTTGTAATTTAGAAAAGTTAAAATCTACATTTTCAGGTGGATTAAAACTATCATCTTTTGATATAATTTTATCAGCACCTGTACCTGTTTCTTTAACTTTATAAACTTCATTCATATAAGTTTTAAAATTAAAATATAATACTTGTACAGTATTATTATCTTCTTTATCTATAGTATATTTATTTTGATAATTATTTTTACTATAGTTTTTGTTTTTCATTATCTCTTCTAAATCAGATTCTGTTAAATGAGGAAACTGTTTAGCTAATTCATTTACTGGAATAGATTTAACTTCGCCAACGTAATATATATCATCAAAATAAGGGGAATCAGTGTAAGAGTATACAAGATCTGCAGGATCAACATATTCAACTTTAGCTCCTTCAGAAGTATTAAAAGAAGTTTTAGTAGCACCAATACCAAGTACCGCTAAATCATAATAAAATCTCTTTTTTATTAATTCGTAATTACTACCTTCAAAAAGAGTATTTATAGCTTGTTCTTCAGCTATTTCTACAGCTTGCTTATAAGTAAGTTGCATGTGCAACTGTAATTCTTCTTCGCTTTCAGGTAAAGAATCAGGATCGCTTTCTGTAATTTGTATACCAAAAGCTTCTTCTGTAAAATCATTTAAACCTTTAATTCTCATATCAGTTAATAGACTTTGCATGTAATCAGTTCTTTTTTGAACTCCATACTGATCTTGAGAATAAACTTTTATATCGTATAGTCTTTCAGACATACCATTAACAAGTATATCAACAAACTTTGGTATAATAGGTACTGGCTTCCAGTCTAGATTTAAATAACTTAAATCGCCGTTTATAGATAGCTCGTCTTTATATTTTTGTATTGATTGTTCGCCTCTGGCGTAAAGTCTTAGACTATGATAGTTTTTACGGTTACTCATATATCTATTAAGACTACGATCACTGTTAAACCACTCTGTTTCTATTGCTTTAGCAACTCTTAAACCATAATCATAACTTAACTTTTCAGCATCGCTTACAGTTTGACTTGGAAAATAACTCTTGCTAGAATATGCCATTTATTTTATTATTTGTGAATTAGTTCCAGTATTAGTATACTTAGAAATATTTATATTTAGTTTTGGTTTTTCAACCTTTGCGTTTGGTCTGTATAAGTGTCTATTGTTAGCCATGATTGCTAAACCACTACTTATAGATGCATCAAACTTTGTTCTTTTATTTATGTCAAATTTAGCCCAATCATTTAGTAATTCATTGAAATATAAATTACCAAAACTACCATCTTGTTGCATACCTACATGATCCTGTATGTACATTTCAATAGCAGCAGCGTGAGCTTGTTTTATATCTTCACTTGAGTTTGGTATACCACCTATTTCTTTTTCTGCTGTAGATAGTTTATTCCAGAGTTTATCAGGACGATTCATGCTAAAACCTCTGTAACCTCTACGTCTTAAATAATACAAAAGACGTGGCTTGTTATTCTCTGCAAGTATCGGCATACCATAAAAAACTAATGCCATTAATACATCTTCAAAAAATATTTCAGCTGTAGGTGGTCTTGACAAGTATTCTAAAAAAAAGCTATTCGCAGGAGCGTCCTCCATACTAAACCTGGTTAAGCCGTGTAATGCTCCTTTAGATCCTTTACCATCTACAGTTCCTGATATATCATAAGAGTCACAACCAAATGCTCCCATGTGTTCATTACCAGGATATTTTATACCGTTTTTTAAAACCACTCTATTTTGTAATTGTTGAGGCGGTACCCAACTTAATTTAAATCTACCATTTTGATCAGGGTAGAATATAACTTGTGAATCTTTTACACCATTGACCCATTGAAAATTACCTTGAGTAACACCTAAAGTTCTAGACATTTCTTCATTGTAATCTATTTGTTCGTATATTTTTACTAAGTTAAATATACTATTTTTTGTTTCATCTCTAAACGCATGCTCTTCAGTTCTTGGAAATTGCCTATAGAATTCGTTTAAGGCATCTTGATCTCCTTTTAAACCTTCAGCTTCGTTTTGCCAATGATCAATTACACCTATATCTATTAGTTCACCATCTGGGGCAAACACGTCGACGTCAGGAGTAGTGAATACTGGAACTCCATGCTCGTCAATAAATCCTTCGTAGTTCCATTCCATTGGGATAAACAAAGAATATAAACCAGATCTTGTCTGACCATTTCTATTTCTTTTAGTGACATCTGATGCATTGTATAATTTTTTAAAGTTATCACCTCCTTTATCTAAAGAGTTTGAAGTACTACCCATCATGCACTTACCAATAATCCTACTACCTAATCTAAGACATGTTTTTGTAACACGCCAATTGTTTAATATATTATCTGGTTTTTCCCATTTACCACTTTCATCATGTACTAATAAAGCTAGTTTTTCACCATCATAACTATTATCACCAGTATTTTTCCAATCAATAGTAGTATCTAAACCTTCTATTTCTTCAAGCTGTTCATTGGTAGTTATCTTTTTTCTTGTAAACTTACTAGCTGGCACTCTATAAGCTAATTCAGTTTTAGGCCGATCCATACCATCTTGTATTGGTTTAAAGAAAAACGGATAATTAATACTAATAGGTACTACTTTATCAGTAAACATTTTTTTAGCATCAGCACCTGTTTTAGATAGTATACCATATCTACTATCACTCGATATTGTAGCTAAATTAACTGTTTCTGCAGATGACATAAACGAAAAACCTGATCTTCTGTTTTTTAAGTAACACATGCCATAACATCTTTTATCGGCTTTACAAGCTTCCCAAAATATATAGAATAACCTATTAGCTTCTCTAAAATCAGGCGCACCTACATCAATTTTACTCCACTGCAAATACATATAGTGCGTACCAGTTATCCAGGTTGGATTACCATTATTAGTAAACCAAAACCCTTCTTCTCTTCGTTTGAACTCTTGGTCTATATAATCGTACCATTTTTCTTTTTCGTTTTCCGGATAACTTCTCCAATCAAATATATTTTTTAAACGAGAGAGTTCTTTAGGTTGCTCGAATCTTACCCATTTATTTTTGGTATGTTTATATATTTCCTTTGGAGCTTTTGGTAGCGCTATATTTAAATTTTGTATCTGTATAATATCACCAATTTGTCCAGTGTGAGATATAATAATAATATCATGTTCTTTATTATAACCATATTTCCACTTTTTGCTTTTATTAAGTCTACTAATAGTAGTCTTTTTTATAGGCTCTATTGTTTTAACTAAACTTTGCTCGTACATTACCTAGATCTACCTTCTGCGAATCCTTTAAATACTTTTTTCTTTGCCTCTTCAGGTGCTTTGCCCTCAAGCAAGTTTTCTTCTTCTTGAATTCTGTTAAGTATTTCAAATGCGTCAAATATAGCTAGTTTTTTAGTAGCTGCTGCATTTTTTAATCTATCAGCTGATACATCATCTTCAGTGTTTGTAATAATTTTTTCTTCTGCAACTTTAATCAGCTCGTTAACTGCTTTGCGCCCAGCTTGGATTATATTCTTCTTCGTCTCCTTGATATTCATATTTAATTGTAATAAATTTAGATAAAACTCTATATAGTTTTTCGCCATCAACTATAAATTCATATTCACTATTTGGTGTAAAACCTACTAGTTCATTTATATTTACAGTGCCGTCAGAATATTTAACTATACCTTGCAAAGGTTTTTCTTGATTAATGTTAAATTTATCAATAGCTTTTAAAGGTTTTACAAAACAATAACTTTTTGGTGCTATCCATTTATTATTTCTTTTGTATAAAAATATTTGATCGTGATTTATAAAATAAGTGTCTTCGTTAAAATAACTTCTACTATTTTTTTCTACACCTTTTACGTTATGCCATCTACGAAAAACATTGTGATGAACTACAACCGTATCGCCAGCTTTAATATCTGTATCACCAATTATAGGTGTTGATATAACAATCGCTTCTCTATTTACGTATTGATGATTAAAAATCTCAGTATTAAGTATTAACTCTGAGTCTCCAACTTTTTTAGCATTGTTATATCTTTTACCTTTTGGCTTTACAACAAAGTTGTAAACGCTTTTCATTAGTATTCGAGATTATATTCTACAGATACTGCCATGTTTTTATTGAAGTCTTTCCAAGGCAACACGTCTTTTTTCTTTTTAATATAAATAGAATATTTATCGTCTTCTTCTATTATATCGCAAATAGTATGTCCACCGTAAACTTCTTGACCAACAGCATAGTGCATGGCGTCGTTTTTATAGTCTTTACCTACACTAATCTTTCTTATTAACTTCGCCATTTTCTGAATAGTTTATTGTTCCGTCATTTATATCAATATCATATGTTCCATATTCGTTTTCAAACTCAGACTGCATTTTAGCTAGCTCATCTCTAAGACCTGCTATATTATGCATAATCTCGTGTTTTTTAATTTCCATAGAACCTATTTCTAAACTATTTCTATTTATAACGTTTACTAAGTTCTGAACTTTTTTTAATTGTTCATCAGTAATTTTTTCTGCTTTTTGTTTTAAGTCTACGACTTTTTCTTTTTTTGTCATTTTATTTAATTTAAGTTAATTTAATTTATTTTAATATTCTAACCCGAAGTTAAATATAATCGGGTTTCTAACACAGATTTCATCGTCATCTGCTAACGCCTCTTCAACGTGATCAACTTTAATTGATGTTGCTGATACAACTTCTGTTACTTTACCTATTTTCGCGCCATCTCCTGCTATTAACTCGTCTCCCACTGAAAACACATCGTCAGCATCTGTACCATCTAATGTTAAAGTTGTTTCACTTGTTGTACTTTTTGCTACTACAGCTTGATTACTAGCTTGATTTAATGCTACACCTGTACCAAAGTCATGCGCTCCGTTAGTAATACCTGCTATCCAAAAACTTTGCATACCTGGTTGTGATGTTGAGTCGTTATAACTACCAGCATATTTTGAATTACCTATATTAACGCCACCAGGTTGTAAAGCGTTTGCAAATTGAGCAGCTTGAGTACCACCTAAAGTGTTCATTGTTGTAGAAGTATATATTTCATAACCTTGTAAATATGTAGATTCACTAGCCATAATACTAGCATCTACTACTTGAGTATACACGATATGATTTCTACAGCCTGCAAAAGCGATTTTAGCAGCTGCACCATTAGCAGCAGCATTAGCAGTTCCTAAAGAAGGAGGTGCACCACCATTTACACTTCTTGCTATATAAAACACAAAATCTATTTCGTTACCAGCAGCGCCATTAGTACCTGGCATTATTATATTAAAGTTTTTTATACAAGCTTCGCCTATTGGTATTTCAAATCTATGCCAGTCAAATAGCAAGTCGTGCTGTGCATATGCTGTTGTAATCGCCGTGTCTATACGAGGTCTTACTGTTGCTAAATATTGTCCCATAATTTTATTTTTTTACTTTTTCTAGTGATCTACCGCCAAAATAAGCACCGATCACGGTTATTAATACTAGTTGTAATAAGTCAATATAAGAATCTTTTACATTGAACTTTAATGCACCTGCGTCTATAAATATTAATAGCATGGTGCATACTATTAAAAATATTAATACTAATGGCCTAACGTTTTTGCTTAGCCATGAGTCTGATTTTAAATCTACTTCCCAGCGAGCTGTAATGTTCTTTTCCATTTCAACTTCATAGTT